TACCAAGTCTGATTCCGTACTCTCTGGTTGAGCATCTACAATCATGGATGCTCTGCTTGGAGTTGTTACTGGTGCTACAGCCGCATCCGTTTCCACAGCACCGTTTGTCTTTCCCTCTGTAGGATCAGTTTGTATTTCTTCTGTAACTTCTACAGCATCAGGATATGTAGATAAAAAGTTTTCTAATTGATCTTGAGGTATATCATACTCTTGACCAGAAGCTCTTTTGTACTTAGGCATAATTATATTTTATTAGTTTGGTATTGCAGGAATGGATCTTGTTCTCTTTCAGGAGCGTCTTGCCCTGTTTCTATTTCTATTAGTATGTCTCTAATTTGATCAGCAGTCATGTCAGCACGTAACGTAGCTTTAGGACCGCTAGTTCTACCTTTAGTAGATTTACTAATATCAACAGCCATCACGCCATCTGGATTTTTATAAATTTTTCCTTGAGCATAAAATCTTTCTGCATTTAAATTTCCTAACAATGCTACTATATCTACAGGTCTTCTAGGTTTTTCACCAGATTCTGTTGCAGGACCAGGCATATCACCAAATGGTATTTCAATAGCATTTATTTTTTCTATAGTAGCTGGGCTAGCAGCGGGAGTACCTTGGCCTCCACCTCTTGGTCCACTATATTTTGTAGTATTACCACTTACAAAGTAAGCACCTTTATCATTTTTACTTATAGTTTTTGCTACGCCAGTGTAATCAAAAGCGTAGTTTCTAAAAAGTTCTTTGTATAATTCTTGAGATTCTATTTTCCATTTATTACCACCAAAAGAACCATCACCTTGTTTTAAACTAAAGTTTTTAAGATCTGAAACCTTTATAGATTGTTCTATACCTTCTGTGTCTGTATAAGCAAAAGATCCTTCATCTCCAAGTTTAGATATAAAGTGAGGTATAAGTGTGGTTTGTAAGTCTATTTCCGCTTGATTCCCAGACGCTAAATTACCAGCCGCTATAGGATCAACAGCGTTAGCAACATCTTTAAAGAAGTTTTCTTTTTTAAATTTTATTTTTTCAGTAACATAAATACCATCAGCACTTATCTCACCTTCTACAACAAGAGGATCTTGATATACAGTGTTAGCACCTTTAGATTTACTCCAAATATTTTTTAACTTATCATCAATATCTTCATTAGACTTTGGTACAGTTTCAGGTTGAAAACCTAAAAACTCTTTTGCGTCTACAACCATACCGTCTTTATAACCTGCTTTAGTTATATTATCACTGGTATATTTTATCTTGTACACGCCATCTTCTACAAAAAATTCTTCTTTAAGGTTTTTACCAATGCCATTTCTAACATACATACCTAATTGATACTTATTAAAATCAACACCTGCTTCTTCAGAACCAAAAGATATATTACCAGCTGTAGCTACACCGCCTTGTCTTCCTACAGTGTTAAATCCATTAGCAAAATCTTCAGCAAACAATTGATCAGCAGCTCTACCTTCGTTTGTTAAAAGCGTTAATTCGTTTATTTTTGATCTAGCATACGCTACATTTTTTAAAGCTTCAGCTTGCTCTTCTCTACTCGTGGCTTTCTTAGCTGCTATTTGCCACTCCGTCATATTGTTTATAAGAGTATTTCCAGCTGTGTAAAGCTCTGGATTATTTACGCCAGCGGTTTGCATATTTTTATACAACTCAGCTTGGTTTTTAGTACTAAAATCTAAACCATATTCAAGTAGATCAGAAGCTCTTTTAGCTTGCGCTGTTTGAGCTCTTAAAGCAGCCTCTTGTTGTTTTACAAACTGCTTATTCATATTCGCAGACATAACCGCAAATTGCTGAGATAAATTAACTGGCGCTACGTTTTTTGGTACGTCAACCGATTTGTATGTTCTTGTGAATGTTGGTAATGCCATGTATGTATTTTTATTCTTTTGCGAATGAAGCTCCTAAATTTCCTAAGCCTTGACCTAGATTACCAAGAGCTGTCATACCTCCTGCAGCTGCGGCTTGTTGCGCTTGCTGAGCTCCTGTTATTTGAGAGTTTAATCTATTTAAATCGTCTATAGTTCTGCGCTCTTCTTGTGCGAACATATATTCAGCACCCATAGCATCAGCGTTTTGAAGCCTTTGACCTTCTTGATACGCCATAGCTTGAGTTCTTTGAGCTTCTGAAAGTTCTGCAGAGTCAAGTCTTACACCTTCAGATATTTGTACACCTTGTACTCTAGCTTGTTCAGCTGCAACTCTTTGCTGTAAGTTCTGTTCGCCCTGAGCTTTAAGCTGAGCGTTTTGCATTTCTTGTTTTTGTATATCATTAGATATACCACGCTTACTCTGCAATGCAGCTTGAGCTAAAGCAGTCGCGCCACCAGCACTAGCACCTGTAGCTGCTAAAGTATCTAGTGTGTTAGCTAGCGATATATCAGCCTGCTCTGCAGCAAACTCAGCCGCCCCAGTTGCTACACCTATGTTAGCAAAAGGATTTGAAAAACCTCCACTAGTGTCTATGGCTAGGCTAGATTGATCGTCTAAAACTCCTGAAGCATCTCCAAAAGTTCCACCTAAATCTTCTATACCTTCGTATGGATTTATAATATCAGGCCTAGAGTTTTTAACTTCTGCCATTTCACCTTTAAGCTTAGCTTCTCTTTGTCTAGCTCTTTTAGCCTGCTTGCTTGCAAATGCTATTTGCATACCGGCCGTTGCTATTTGAGCGCCTGCCTGGATAGTTGCCCCCGCTGCTCTTCCCATAATTAATTTATTATTTTTATATAATGATCAACACAAGAATCTCCCTTAAACCAATCACAATCTATTAATGCTTTTCTTACTTTATCTGTGGCTGTCGTAGTCCACAGTATATATATATTTAATTTTTTAACATAATCTTCTACAGCTTTATGTAATAATACTAGACCTTTTTTTGTCCTTTTAGCTTTTTTATTAGACAAAGGAAATGCTGTTATAGCTGCTTGGTCAGCAATAAAAACTCCTAAGCAATACGTATAAACATCATTTTCTTTTAATACAAAAATATCATAAGGCATTGTTTGTATAGGTGGTAAAATAAAATCATGATCTTTAGCCCACTGCTTCATGGTAGGGTAAAAGTCATATATTTTTTTTATTACTATTTCCATATAATTTAATTTAATACGCAGAGTCTACATACTCAGATGATACAGCAAAAAGTTCTTTCATTTTACCTGGATCTGTTGTAGAATCTGTACTCATTGTTACTTCTGCAAAGTGACCTTTAATACCAGTCATAGAACCGTTAAACAATACTTCGCCGTATGCGGGTCCGCTTGTGCTAATTAAATTAGCCATATACTTGTTTTCTTTTCTATTAAAGCCAGCGTGAAACACTGGTGGTATTAATTGGTTAGGCGCTTGATTTCCATAAGAATCGTAAGCACCTTCGTTATAACTAAATACTACAGCTGTTGTATCTTGGCTTACCGATGTTGTATAATTGCTTTGGCCGATGTTTGGTGATCCTAATCCAGTTATATCAGTTACAAACGAATCAACTTGCCAACCGTTATTACCTTCGTAGTTAATTGTTTTAAAGTTTTTAGATAAACTAACTTTAGGATTAAATATAAACTTTATACTAGAATTATATTGTCTATCGTAAAAATTAGCTCTATTAATATTTATATCTGGTGTATTATGAAGATAAACGCCACTGTTTACATTACTTGAATCTACCGGTGTAGTATAAAATTTACCTTTCAAGCTAAACATAAACGAAGGTTTGTAGTTGTAAAAACTAGTCCAACCCCTTACGTCTTCGTCAAAAGAAAGTGTTTTATAATTATCGTAATCTGATTCTTTTTCGTTATTAACGTTGGGTTGCATCGATACAACGTATTGTTTTGTATATGTGTCCCAACCACCTATAATTTTACCAGGTTTTACACCTATAGTATCTACATTACCAGTATCTAAAGATGTTAATTGATCTCTAAAAAAATCTTTCATACCGTAATTAGATATTTCTGTAAGACCGTCTTGAGATAATCTAAGCACAGCGTTTCTATTTTTATCAACAAAATACTTTCTAAAACCGTACACAGCAAAGCTTTCTGGGTTTTTACTTATACCAAAATTACCAGCGTAAGGAACTATTTGACCTATAACTAAATTTGAAGACGTAACACTACCACCACCTTCGGCAGAGTATATAGCATCTTTGTCTATAAGAGCTCTACTAATTTTATTTTCTTGAAATATAATAAGGTTTGTATCTTCAGCATATAACTTTTGTATACTACCATTAGCAGGATCTACAGATTTAGTTATATCTTTATCAGCTGGAAATTGATTAGTGTTATTAACCCCTGTTCTAGAGTTAAATATACCAGAATATATAAGAGAGTTTATTCTAAAATTTGCTTTAGGTTCTTCTTCTATTAAATAAGCCTTAGTACCAAAACTTACAGACGTATTATTAAACCCGCCTTTTATTCTAGCCTCTTCTATAAACCAAGCTTTGTTATCTTGCGTTATAGCTGTAATAGGCTGGTTGTAAGTGTTATCACCTCTAGAACCACCCCAAGTAGGAACATCACCTGCGTTAAATGTTTTTCTTAATACAAACGCGTTAAAATACTTAACTTCTATTATAGCTGGCATATTTTATTATCACTTATTTTTTTATTATATTACTCTAGTTACCTAGATCCTCTTGTAAGGTATCACCGAACCCACCAGAACTAGAACAATCGCTATCAGAATCAATTCCTGGATCTATTGGTTGATTATCTACGGTTATTAGTTGAGTTCTATCTACACAAACTGTAAAATACTCTTGTGTATTTTGACCAATAATACCGCTAGGACTAAAGCTTATTGTACTAGAAACACCACCACAGGTAGTATATGCTAATGTTTTTGAGTTACTCTCAAATTGATTTTCTTCATCAAAATAACTTTGCGGATATATATTAATTCCAACGCAATCAGCATCACCATCATCGTCACCTATATCACTAAAACCACTTGTTCCAAATATATTAGAAACAGCCGACGCGGCTTGTTTAACACCATTAGTAAAATAAGCTACCCAACGTCTTTCTTCGTTAGAATCTATACTAGCTATTGTTGCTCCTTGTTCTTGAGAGTGTGATCTATCGTTTTGTGATAACACAAAGTCATAACTTTGCATGCCACTAGTTTCAACTCTAGAGACATCAGTTGCTAAAGAATAACTATACCAACCACTAACTAAATTTGTTACTTCATTTTGAAGCGCGGCGTCTGTATATAACTTTGTTATATATTTACAATGCCACTCTCTAGCGTATACAGTTCTTGTGGGTAGTATTCTAGAAGCTAATTCTATAGATGTATTTTGATCTATATCATTAATAGGTATTGTAGATATTTTATATTCGTAAGAAGAAGGATTAATAATATCACTATACTCTGTAGGTAAACAAGGTTTTCCAGCTGCTACAGGATTATAGAAATCACCGTATTGCATTTTCACATCACTAAAATCAATGTTATTTGTAGACTTAAACACATCGTTGTCTGGACAACCAGTAGGCGTTACTGTAGCTAAACCATTACCACCACACGTTGAAGAAACAGGCGCTGGGTAATCTCCAAAAGGATATCTAACTATAAGTCTGTAATCACCAAATCTATCTGGTCTTTCGTTGTAGTATTGATCTCTACCAAAAGCAAAAGTTTTTGTAAGTTTAGATTCAGATGCTAAAACAGTTGTGTAAACCGCATCTGTAGAAGAAGTAGCTACATATTCAAAAGCTGTAGAAAACTCTGACGATGTATTAGCTTGACCACTACCAAAGTCGCTCATTTCGTAAGCTATTGAATCAAAAGATATATTACTATCAGCTTCTATAAATACTGTAAAATTTTTCCCTTGTTCTGATCTATAATTATTTAATTGTACCCTGTAACTATTATTAAAATTATTAGTTGTAACATATTGAGTTTCAATATCTTCTCCGTTTATTTTTACCTTTACAGTAAAAGGTGTTGATGAATTTGAATTATTTCTTGTTAAAAATAAATCAAAAAACTTCAAAGCTTTTTGCCCATATAAATCTAAAGTTTTTAATCTAAAAGTTGATGGATTAATTATTTCACCTTGAGTAGTTGCTTCTACAGTCCAACCAGAAACTTGTTGCTCTCCGTTTTCTATAGCATCTCCACCACTTATCTGTTCGTAAGGTTGCTGCCAACCGTCTAATCCTTCTTTAAACATTTGTATATTAACCTGTGATGTATCGTCTGGATTTCCACCAGGCGTAGATAGACTAGATATGTTTCTTTCAACTAATACACCTGATTTAGAAAAACCAAAGTTATTATTATAAGCAAGTCTAGGGTTACTACTAGTTTGTTGCTCACCTCCAAATGTACAGTCTACACCTTCAGTATCAATAGCTGTAATCCAATTGTTTGGATAGCTAGAGCTGTTAGGATCTCTATATTGTAACACTATTGGAAATGTAACTTTTAATAAACCATCAAAACCATTTATGCAACCCTGACCAATGCCGCTACCTGATGCATCGCTATAGTAAGGTTGTCTAGCGTTAGCAGTAACCTGTACAAATGCGGTTCCTGATTGCAAGTTTGTATCAGTTTGTGGGCTTTGGTTTACAACTAAATTATCAGTATAATTTCCTTTGCTAGTAAAATTAGTATTAGAAAAAGTAAACATGTTACAGCCTGATTGTTGCGCTGTTTGTGATCTAGTATCATATCCACCTAGCGTGCTAGGTAGTTGTAAACTAGTATTTATATCTCTTACGTATGGTTCGTTCGACTGAGCATTGTCAGCTGAAGATGTCCAATAAAATCCTGAGCTACTACCATTGCCAGCACTAAGCGTTATAGGTGCTGTTGGAGTACACCAAAAACTATCATTAATAAAAGTAAGATTAGGTATAACATCAGATGTAACTTGCAACAGGTACTCATCTAAAGCACCACCGCCGTCTTGAAGACGTATTGTTAAATTAAAATTACCAGTAATATTATCACCAATAGCTTTTAAAAGACCATTAGTTGTTATTTCAAAGTTTTCAGTTTCATTACCAGAAGTTATACTCCAAAATAAATCTATATTTCTATCACCAGGATCTTGACTAACAGTTCCGTTTTTACCTGTAAATTGATATATATCTATATCCCCAGGGTTTATTTGTATAGACGTAGGTAAATTTGCTGTACCGTCGGTAGCTAATATTGTAGGATTAGAGTTTTGTAAAAGACCATTCCTTAAAAAAGTTTCGCTTGTGGATTGCCCTGTTATGCTAAAATTAAATGAAAATTCAAAATTACCATCACCAGTTGATGATTCAGAAGTATAAACAAAAGTAGTAGTTGTGGTTATATAATAAGTATCATAACTTAAAGCTCCACCACCAGGTACTTTTACTACTTGAAAATCAACAGTTCTATCAACACCGTTGTTATCTATAACAATAAAAGAATTTAATGTTGAATTAGTTGCTGGTATAAGACCTTGTAAAGGATCTACTTGAGTAACATAAAAAGGATCACTAACTTGATTGCCTATAGCGTCGTTTTCGTTTAAAGTAAAATTCCAATCTTTTAATTCAACAGGTGTAAGAGCGCCTTCTAATGTAGCGGTGTTTAAATCTGAAACTAAACCAGATGTAGATGTTTCGTAATATATTTCTATTCTTGAAACTACAGGGTTTGTTTCTAATACACTTAAATAATAAGGATATGGTTGGGGGTTTTTGGTAGGAAAACTTCCTAGAATATCACTTGAATAAGCTACTCCAGAATTAGCAGTTGCAAGTCTGGCTATCAAAGGATTTGTTGTTGATTCGTAAATATCACTAAGCGGATCTATAGGATCGCCATTTGTATCTCTTAACAAATCTCTATAATCACCTAAAGCGGCTACATTAACACCTTTGCTTGTAGGAAAAAAAGCTTCGTTAAAAGTAGGATTAGTTTGATCAACAAAATTTGCTGTAACTCTTGGAAATAAAACAGTATTACTTGAAAATTGTTTTTGAGTAGGGTTTACGTTTGTTAATTCTTTAGGAACTTTATTAACGTTATCACCTATTAAAGGTATTGTAGCTATCGTACCTGTTGGGTTGCCAGCAGTTGTAGGCGCGTTAGGATCGCCTTCTAGTATACCAGGTAAATATACGTTGTAATACTCTTGTTCTGTTTGTTTAACAACTATTTTATAGCTATACCAACCTAACGGGTTATATTCAGTTTTTGTTGGATCTCCGTTATAAACACCTGGATATCCAGCTCTATCGCTTTCTTTTTGTATACTATCGTTAAATATTAGTTTTATTGAATCACCAGCCCATGCATTTGGTTTGTAATCACCTTGATATTGCGCTTTGTTTATGTATTCATGAAACACTGTAGATCCATAAAATACACCTTCATCAAGTCCTGTTGGACTAGTGCTATCTAAAGCTGATAATAAAACAGTAGATGATCTTCCAAACTTATCTGAAAGTACAACACCTACTTGATAATTTCTATCTTGTTTAACCGTGTGCTCTGGATATTCTACAATACTAGTATTATACCCAGTTGGATTAATAGAAACACCAGGTGTTGAAACTTTAAAATTAAATTTAGGTGATACTGTTATATTGTAATTTAAATTAACAGGAGGAGTATGCTTGTCTTGAAAATTAGAATATATAATTCTATTACCTGAAACTTCTTGTCCAAAAGCCTTAACAGGTACTTTGTCGTACACTCTAAGTAGTTGACTTTCTGGTAACGTTTTATATGGTTTTCTACCTTGATATTCATATTCTATAAAATATAATCCAGTATATTCTGTTATATTATTTTCAATATATGATTTATCTAAGGTGTCTACTACTTGTACAGCTAGCCCATCTGATTCTTTGTAAAGAATATCTATTTCAACAATATTTTGATCTTCAATAAAATTTTCAGACTCTATAGGTATTACTAAATTAATTTTATTAGCTTTATTAATCATAAAAGAAACTTCACCGCTTCTATACGTATTAGCCTCGTCATCAGTTATGTTTGAATCATCTCCAGGTGTAATATACTGATCATTACCTAAAAAATAACCGTCTTGTTGAGGTATAAAAGCTTCTTGTGTGAACGTAGAAAATACAGAGTATTCACCATCTACAAATTTAAATCTGTAACCAAACCTAACAAACTTGTCTTCTAAAAAATCTTGATCTCCAGGATATGTAGCGTCATAATAAGGATTGTCAGTTGTACCGTCAGGCAGTTTTTCACTAACAGCATCTTGCATTGTAGTTACAAACCCTGCTTGGCCTCCATAAGGTACGGGATCTGTTTGATACTTGTATAAATTTATAGCTTGATAAGGGCTATATTTAGCTACAGATATTTGATCTTCTGTAGTATAATAAGTAGCTATATTAGAACCAATATTTGTATTGGCTTCATTTATATTTATTTTTCTAGGTTGATTTCTATTGTCTGTAAAAAACAATAAGTTTTCTAAAAGGTTAACACCTATAACAGGATAATTAGTGTGAAAATTTAAAAAAGCGCCTTCAACTAATTTAGTAAATAACCCGTTGGTTACGTTAAAAGAATATATAAAGTTTTTACCATTAGGGTTGTATGATTCGTCTTGAGTGTTATTAGTTATAAACAAAAATAAAGTATCACTGCTTTTGTCTATATAAGCACCTATTATACTGACGGTAGATAAACCTGTTAATACTTCTAAGTTATCTTGAGTTGATTGTATTATTTGATTACCAAGTACATTCTCTAACGCTCCAACGTCAGGACCCTCTGATTTACTAACTTGTATATTAAATCCTTCTCTGTACTCACCGCTTGGAAGCAATCTAGCATCCAAGTCTTGATTCATTTTAGATTTAATAAAAGCGTTTTTAACTTCAGCCATTTAATTCTAGTGTTTTATCCATTTAGATTTACCTCTGAAAGCTTGTATGATATCTATAGGTTTTATATTAGATAACCTTAGTTTAGCGTTTCTAAGCTTAGCACTACGTTCTCTTTTTAATCTTTGTACTATATATTCTGGTTGACCTATTCTACTAGCTACTATAGCGTGTGATATATGCGCGTACATAGCTTCTTCAGCCATTTTAGGTATCTTCATATCTTCTTCATATGCTAGACCATCTGATATGTACTCTAATACTATAAGAGACTCTGTAAGATCGTTAGAGAAAGATATTTTACCAAACGCCTGGTCTATCATGTAATAACCATTAATGTTTGCTAAGGTAGTATCAAGACCGTATTGTTGCCCCGGATATCCCCAACCTTGAGGCCAGTCACCATTTTGGTAACCTAAACCTACCCAGTAATCATAAAGTTCTTCTCGACTTTTTATTTGGTTGTTATCCCACCGCTCGTTTGTTTTAGAAGGATTACCCTGTGTATTTGTACCTTGGTTATCCTGAACAGGTATACCATCGTTATCTTGTATAAGAGTTTGTTGAGGTCTAATACTTAAATCTGTAGGATATATAGGGTGTTTAACACCTTGATTATCAATACGAGAAGCTGCAACAAGGTTTATATAGTCTTGTGGTAATGGCAAGCTTAAACCAATTGGTACTGTTAACTCTTGAGACTTTACAACTTTTAAAGTGTCAAAGCTAAACTCTTGTATAGCACGTTTAGCGTGAAATATAACATCTGTTCTTTTTACATTAGATATTAATTTGCCTTCACCTACATACGCTAGTAAAAAATTATTTACTACATCAACTATTTTTATATACTCATAGCTTCCATAATTTTCTTCAACAGTAGATCCGTAAGCATCTCTATCTCCAAAACTTCCACCACGTCTACTTTTTAATTGAACTACTAAATAAGTACCAATGTTTAACGTTGATCCATCGCTATCTAAAACTGTTATAGTGTTGTTAGAAACTGTATAAGGTATAAATAAAGAACTGCTAGGTATAAATTCTTCAAAAGAATCAGGAGCACCAGTAGAACTAACGTATAGTTTAAAATTATTTAAAGCATAACCTGTTGATCCTGGATCTGCGTTTCTAAAATCTAACTCAGTATCAAATGTATAGTTAAAAACACTTTGATTAGCTGTAGATATTATAGTCTGCGAACCCGCGTAATACTGTTGGTTAGTTTCTTCTATTAAACCACCATTAGGAGTATTTGTTATTGGCATAATTTATTTAACTTTTTTCGTTAACTTCTTCAGCTTGAACTTGTGAAGCTGCCGCTTGTACTATTTGAGGATCTCTTATTATTATACCAGCGTACAATAATATTTTCATAACAATATCAGTTTGTTCTGACTCGTGCAGCTCAAAATTTATAGAACCTGTTGGGTTGCTATTTGAATAAGCTGTTTTATTCCACACGTATTGACCAAGACCACCAGCGTTAAAACCCCATACGACACTTTTAGGTTTGCGTATAAAATCAACACTTACGTTGCTAGCTATATCTGCTGGTCTTACAAATATTCTATTGCTTTCTAATAGATATATTGGAAAATATTTTGATGGTTTAGTTAAACCTGATTTGTTTGTGTAGTAAAATGTTGTTCTATCTACTCTTTGAAACTCTGTTTCGTTATTTAAAACAACATTGCCAAGCATATAAAAGCCTGACTCATCTGGTGAATTCTGTGTTGAAGATATAGTATTACCAGAAAAATCTACCGTAGGTAGATTAAAAAATCTTCCAGATATATTGTAGTTACAATTACCTGAAGTTCTAAATATAGACATTTTTTCATCTATATTTTCTGGTCTATTAGCGTAATCCGTATTTGTTTGCGGCACCCTTACTTGTTGATTTAAATCTTCAAAATATTTTTCGAATATTTCAAGCTGCACTTGTGTCGCTACATTATTAAACTCAGTTGGAGTCATATAACCCCGTTGCTCTTTGTTTAGTATTAGTAACACAGTTTGATATACCGTATTTACGTTTACTGCCATTTTTATTTTTTTATTACAATAAAGAGGCGGCGAACCGCCTCATTACTATTGTTACAGGTTAATTTAGTTTTTTCTCGATTGATTTATAAACCTCTACACCTTCATCTGTTTTTAAATATGATGCAAATGCACTATATGGATTTTCATCAAAAGGTACTACCATTAACTTTTTATTATTTGAAGACCAGTGTATACTTTTTTGGTCCGGTGCTAAATAAATTATATTAGCTTCTGATGCTTTAATAGCAAAGTTTCTAAGCTCTACATTTTCATCATTTGCTAAATTCAAAAACAATACAGCGTTTTTCTTAGCAAACAACATTACATCTCTTTTTATTTCTTTAGAACTCATCGCTCCTACCTTGCTACCAAGCTCAACTCTAAGTATAGCTTCTGCATGGTCTATGTCTATATTTTTAGCTAGGTTTAAAGCTTCTAATTCCCACTCTAAATCTTCTAGCTCATCTCTAGCTACTTCAACTTGATCAAACTCATAATATATAACGTTCTTTTTAGGGTGATATAATGATAATAGCTTTTGCAAGTTTTGTTTTTCTTTAGGTACTGTAAGCACTCCATTTTGAAACATAATATGACCTAGCGTAACCTCTCCTTTTTGCTCGTCTCTAAAAGGACTGTTCATGTTAGTAGCGTAGCGTAATTCCCTTTGCTCATTTGAATTAGTATCAAACCATAATAAAGGAAACCTACGAGAGTGTCTACCCTGCATCATATAAGTTAATGGTTGTTTACCGCCTTTTAATAGATATGTTCTATCTTTTATTTCCCAACTAGGTTTTGTTGGTTTTTTTACTACTGTCTTTTCGACTTTTTGAGGTGCAACCTCAATTGTTTCTTCTGCTATAGCTTTTTTTGCCATGATATAATAAAATTAAATAATTAAAAAATAAAGGCTTTGGGCGCCGAAGCGCCCGTACCTTTAAATAAACAAATTACGCAGACGCTGTAAATAACACAAAGTTATTAGCACCTTGAGTAACTAAACATCTTTCAGATAAGAAGTGTACTTGCATTGCGTCAAGCGCAGAAGTGTAAGCACCACCTACAGATCCTGTAATCCAAGACTTCATACGACGATCATCAGCTTGTGATGCTCTGTATCGTACGTGCAAGAATGGACGACGGATGTTTGTTCCTAGAATTTGATCATACACTGTTGATGTACCTGCTGGTATAAGAATTCCTTCAATACCTGAAACAGCAACAGCTCCACGAGTTGATGCATCGTTTAGATATTTCCAGTCAGTCTTATAAAAGTCATAAGAACCTCTGCGGAAACCACTGAACCCAAGATTCAATGCCATTTCTTCAGAGTTTTCAAATAGTCCGTAAGCTGTACCACCTTCAGTACCTAAGGAAACGCCACCTAGCATATCGTCGATTTCAAGAGCTAAACTCCTGTCAACAAACAACATGTTTTCTTCGATAGCTCCTTGAGTATCAAGGTTTTTCAAAATACTATCAAAATCATCTAAACTACCATTTGCTCCGGTAAAGTTATTGATTGTGTTACCGCGGCCAGCTACAGCTGAAAATAAACCTTCAGTTCCTTTGTAACCTACAGTTCCAGCTCCTAGCGTAGATGTTCCACTTACTTTTTCACCTTCAACTAAAGCCATTTCTAAGTAATCTTCAAAGCGTAGACGTGTTTCAGACTCTGCTTTTAAATACCATAGAAAACCTGATGTACCATCTTCAGTAGCTACTTCAACCCAACCGATCTGAGCTGTGTCAGAACCATTGATTTCGTATTTATCTTTAATGATAATAGGTGAGTTAGAAAACTGAGTAAAAGAAGGAGTGATTGAACGCTCGCGTCCATCAGCTGTTCCTTTCTTAAATTCAGAACCATATACAAAGATTTTAAGAGTTGTTAAACCTGTAAAATCTACTTCACCAGCAGCACCACCACCAGCAACAAGATCTTGTTGAGTATAAGGCTTAACTGTTAGTGTAGCTAATGTAGCTGATGTGTCAGCGCTAATTTCTACTAATGCTTTTAATTCAGCTCCACTAGCTGGATCCATAATTACAATAGTGTCATTTGCTGAAATAACGTTTCCGACAAAGTCTTTACCTGCCGCTGCGTCTAGTGCAAATGTTAATGTAGCAGCGCCTGTACATGATACGTCATTGTAAGCTACGTGCAAACGGTTTTGTTCAGACCAAATAACTTGATCAGATGTCATGGGCATTTCTGCTCCAACCATTCGTAAGAAACCTGACAACGTACGATTTCCGTAACGCTCTACTTCTTGTTCATAAATTTCTGGTAAGTACTGCTGAGCAAAATCATTTCCAGTTCCATCGTTGAAACTTAAATAATTGTCAATTAGTACTTGTTGTTTTTGGCTTGGTTTAATTGAACCAAACGCTGGTACTACTGCCATAATGTTAAATTTTAAAATTAATTAAATCGTTTTGTTTTTACTTTTAATTTACTAGAGTCAGCCCCAGATATAGCCCTTACTTTTAAACCGTTGACAAATACTTCACCACTCGCGGTCTTGCGAGGTTCTGTACTTATATTACGAGACGAGGCTAACTGATTTTTTATAGCATCAGCTTTGCCTTGTTCATAAAAGTGAGTTGCTAGAGCATCGGGATTCCTCGCTGCATATAAAGCTTTATGATAACCTTTGTGATCTGAAACTTCACCGTTTTTGTCTAAGAACGTCTTAACAAAGTTACTAATATCAGATTGCACTTCAGCTGTTTGATCAGTGTTTTTAACAGAATATCTAAACTTTTTATCAGAAACTTTGAAATCAAAACCTTTGAATTCATTATTAAATAGTTTACTAGTATTCATTTTAAAACGCTCATGCTTTTGCTTTACAGCATTTTGCTCTTCATTATATTGATTGAAAAAATCCATAGCTCTTTTTTGCTCTTGGGTTACGCCAGGTCTCAACTTGATCTCTTCGTAATACTTACCCTTAAGTGAATCTAAAAAGTTTTTGGCTTTTCCAACTTCTTCTTTAAACGCAATTTTTGTTTTGCGTATTTGTTTCTCATCATCTAGATCTTCATCATATATAAAGTCTTCTAAAAGAATACTAATATCTTCAGCATCTAAATGAGGTTTGGTCTGCCTGTAATACTCTCTAAGCAAACTTGTGTTATCTATGTTAGAGTAATCTTTATTTAGTCTAACGTAATCTTCTACAGTTCCGCCTGTTTCTTCCATAAAAGAAACTAGCTTTTCAATATTTTCTGGTAAAGGCTTTCCTAGAACTTGCTCATCTGCTTTAGCTTGTTGCACTTCTTGTTCTATTTCTTTTACCTCTTGCTCTTCTTCTTCTGTTATTTCCTGTAAAGGAGAATCTACTTCTTCTTCGGTGGCCCGTACTTCTTCAACCACTGTTTCGCTGTTGCCACTGTCTTTTGGTTCTTTGACAATAGCATCGCTATCATTTGTCTCCTGTGTTTGAACGGCATCGTCTTCTTCTTTTATTACTACTTTAGTAATTTCTGGTTTAATCTCACCAGTAGCTTCCGGCGATGTTAAATCTACTTTAATAGTTTCATTATTTGTTTGACCTAAATTTTTAGGCTTTGAAGGTTTTTTTACTTTAAATTCCCCTTCGTGTTTTACTTCTGTTGACATAATATAATAGTATAAAATTAAAGGATTTTATTTTCAACGAGGTTCAAACTGTTCAAGTCCAAATCCTCCTAACGAGTCAAATCCTGATGACTCAAAGTTTTTAGGTAGTTCATCGTTTTGACGTTGCGAAATCATTTCTGATTGTTGCGTGCCTATAATTCTAGCGCGCTCGTCTTTACGATCTTCTATATCAGCTTCTTTTTGTTTATCTACTTGAGCTCTCATTTGAGCAAGCTTCATGTTGTAATCAAACTCTTCAGCCATTAATTGCTTTTTAATTAAAGCTTCTTGTTCCATTTTCTTTATTTCAAACTCAGTCTTGGCTTGCTCTATTTGAACCTTGGTCTGGGCGAGGGCTTGTTCTTTTTGAACATCAGCCATAGCGGCTTTTTCAGCAGACTGCGCATTAGCTTGAGCTTGAGCTTGTATGTTCTCTAACTGTTCAGCTCTTTTCTTTTCTTGCTTTTCTTTTTGTTTAAACTTTAAATATTGATTAGCTAATTTAATATTACGTATTTCTCTAATATCTATAGCGTCTTCAAGACCTATACTTCCAGACTGTAATGCTATTTGTATATTTTGTTCTAACTTGTTTTGTTCCTCTTCGTCAGGTTCTAAATCTAAAAATATACCAAACTCGTGCATGCTAAGCTTATCGACTTCTTCAAGAGTAGCTGTGTTGAATTGATTTATACTACCCATTAAAGTTTGTTTTGTTAATGGAAATGCTAAAGCATCAGCAGCTCTTAAGCTTATATTTTCAGCAGCTCTAACAGTTAAATACATTAAAGATTGTAGTATGTGTTTTGTCGCTGTATTAGAATTAGCAGCTGCTAGTTTTTGTAAACCAACTAAAGCATCTTTAGAAGGTTGACTACCGTCTCTAGCCTCATTAAGCCCGGTTACGTCACGTATCATTTGTAAATAATACTGGTACGTTTGTGTTAGTGAAGATATCTTAGCCATACCATTAGAGCTTTGTAACTCTTGAATTGGTACTTTACCTCTGTTACCATCACCATCTTGTGTTAAACTTCTACCTACAATACTACCAGTTTGGAAGTACATATTCAAAGCTTCTTGTGGATTATAACTAGTACCGTTGCCAAGATCTACTTCTGCTAAACCATCAACATCAACATAAACACCATCAGGCACCATACGCGACATCACTTGCTGCAGCTTTAAATGCGTTAGCTGTATCATATCAGCAAAGCCAGTAACTCTATTTACTAAAGAATCAATACGACCTTTGTACATACGTGGAGCTGATATAACATAATTCATATTAACTCTAGTAGTATCACCATAAGGTCTAGACATATTCTCTGACAACTTCCACTCTAGCATATTATTCATACCTAGAATTTTAGCGCCTGTGTATAAAACTTCTATAGCTCTATGTACTCTATCAAAGTTATCATTTTCAGGTGGATCAAACGTGTCGTCTTTTTCTATAATTTTTTCAAGACCCTGCTCTGTTCTTTTTAGTTTGAATACTTGATCGTGATAAGTTTTATATTCAAAAAACAAAACTTGAACTTGATCTCTTTGATCTTGTCCCCACCAATTTAAAGTGTAGTTAGTACTACCTGGGTATTGCTGTATCTCTTCTAGTTGATCAGGTGTTAAGTCTGGAAACTGACGTTTAACCTCTGATAATGACATGCTTTTTACTTCACCTACATAGTATATATCCTCAAAATTAGGATCTTCTGTATAAGAATAAACCAAGCTAGCAGGATCAACATGTTCTACTGTTATACCTTCTGACTTATTAAAATTTGTTTTAACAGCACCTATACCCAGCACAGCTAAATCATAAGCTATTTGTCTTTTTGTTTCTTCGTATCTATTATAATCAAGAACATTAGATATTAATTCTTCTTCTGCTATTTCAATACTCTGCTTATAGTTAAGCTGCATGTAAAGATCTAACTCATCTTGATTGCCTGGTAATTCTTCAGGTTTTGGAGTTGCATAAAAGTTTTTACCTGTTGCTGCGCCTAATTCTTCTATAAGATCTTTGTTTTCTATATCACGTAAAGCAGCAAAGGCAAAATCAGTTCTTTGTTTTAAAGCAAATGGATCTTGAGCAAAAGAATTTATCTTATAACCTTTATCAGTCATACCATTAACAACAATGTCTACAAACTTGGACAATACAGGTACTGGCTTCCAGTCTAAATTTAAATAAGACAAATCACCGTTTATAGCTAATTCATCTTTGTATTTTTGTACAGACTGCTCACCCCTAGCATATAACTTTAAACGGTTATAGTTTTGAAAGTTAGCTGTGAATCTTTCTAACCCACCGCGGTTACTTCTAAACCACTCGTTCTCTACAGCATTACCTACTTGTAATCCATAATCGTAAGAATCCTTAACCGCTACAGGTACTACCTGATCTGGAAATGAACTATTGTAGTTAGTATAAACCATTTATTTATTTTATTATTTTTGAACTAGACCCGTCGTTGTTATATTTTCCAAAGTTTAACGAAACAGGATTGTTTCTTCTTTGAGCAACTGGAGTATATTTGTTTTTATTACAAGCCATAATAGCTAAGCCAGAGCTTATTGAAGCATCGTGCTTTGTCCTATTATTTATATTAAATTTGGCCCAATCTTCTAATGTTTCTTGAAAATACATATCACCATATCCATTTTCTAAATTACCCACAAATGTTTCTATATAATATTCTATAGCAGCAGCGTGAGCCTGCTTAATATCTTCTGAGGAGTTAGGTATTCCACCTATTTCTTTTTCAGCTAC